AGACTACTTGTTTTTGCTTGACTCTGAGGGGGGCTATCAAGAAGACCCTAATGATGCGGGTAATCACTTGCCTGACGGTCGCAAAGGATGTACTAACCTTGGCGTGACGCAAGCCGCTTGGGAAAAATACGTTGGGCATAAGGTCAGCAACCAAGATATGCGCGACTTGACACCTGAAATTGTTAAACCTTTTTATAAGCAGGAATATTGGGATGCGACTTTGTGCGATTCTATGCCGTCAGGCGTGGATTATTGTCTGTTTGACCTGTCTGTCAATGCAGGCTGTGGTCGCAGTGCTATGGTTATGCAAAGCGCAGTTGGTGTTAAGGTTGACGGACAAATCGGGCCGATATCATTAGCAGCAATTCTTGGACTAGAGCCAAAATATGTCATAGATCGGTTTACTGAAGAAAAAATTCATTTTTATAAAGACTTGCACAATTACAACTATGAACACGGTTGGTTGGTTCGCGCTGAAACGGTAAGACAACGTGCTTTGAAAATGATCGGATAGAGGCTAAAATGTCAAATCATGCGCTTTGCCAAAAAGCACGACCAAATCCTATGCGGAAGGCGCTATGACCACTTCTTTTACGCTCACCTATGACAACTTGGTAACTGCCGTTGAGCAGTACCTTGAGCGCCAAGACGCTGCTGTTGTCAATCAAATCCCTACTTTTATCACGTTGGCTGAGTTTGAAATCGCCCAACAGATTAAGACGCTTGGGCAGATGCAAGTTGTGCAAAGCACCATGTCTATCGGTAACCCGATCATTCAAAAGCCTGCACGTTGGCGCAAAACAACAAGTATGTCAGTCACGGTCAATGGCGTAAAGAGTCAAGTTTTCTTGCGCAAGTACGAGTACATGAACTCATACAACGGCAATGGCGCGACAGGCGTTCCCCTATATTACGGCGATTATGACTACGATCATTGGCTAGTTGCACCCGCGCCTGATCAAGCGTATCCATTTGAAGTGCTGTATTACGAGCGCCTGATGCCCCTGTCAAGCATCAATCAGACAAACTGGATCACCAACAATGCGCCCAATTTGATGTTGTTTGGTACGCTTTTGCAGGCAATGGTTTACCTCAAAAACGATGAGCGGCAGATATTTCAACAGAAGTACGATGCGGCGCTGCAAGCCCTGAAAGCAGAAGATACAACTCGCGTAGGCGACCGTTCTGCAATCGCCGTTGATAGTTAAGGATACCCATGACTACTTTTACTGATCCATTTACCAATCAGACGATCAGCCCATCGCAGGTCGGCTACGAGCCGCTGACGATTTCGGCAAACACCGTGCTGCAATGGCCCGTCAACGGCAACACAGGTGCGGTCGCCGCCAACATCATGCAGGTGATCGCCACGACCACAGGTCTGTCGCTTGCCATGCCATCGGCACTACAGGTCAGCAACGGGCAGACCTCGCTGATTCAGAACGTAGGATCAAACACATTCACGGTGACCGATACTTCAGGCAACACCATCGTATCAATCGCTTCAGGAGTCGCGCAGTATGTCTTTATCACGGACAACACTACTAACAACGGTACTTGGTCTACTGTTACATTCGGCACGGGTACTTCGGCAGCGAACGCAGCAGCCTTGGCAGGCAATGGTTTAATCGCCCAAAACACTACTCTGAGTCAGTCGTACCCTGAGAGCGCGATCAACTCAAGCGCCGTATTGACGGCAACCAATCGCGCCCAGTTCTTGGTGTGGTCAAGCGGCGTTGGGTCAATCACCCTGCCATCGGCATCGGTGGTTGGCAACGGTTGGTTCGTCAACGTGCGCAATGGCGGCACAGGCATTTTAACAATTACACCAAGCGGTACTGACACGATTGATTCAAACGCCTCACAACAGCTTCAGTTGACCGAATCAATGGTCATTGTGTCCAACGGCACAAATGGTTACTCCACGTTCGCTTACGGGCGTTCTAGCGTGTTTCAGTACACGCAGCTATCTAAGGCGGTAACTGGCGGCACAACGACCCTGAGCGCGGTTGAGTACGCCAACGTGGTGCAGCAGTATTCAGGCACGCTGACATCAAATCAGATCATCGTTTTACCCTCGACCGTGCAGGTGTATTACCTGAACAACACGACTTCAGGGTCATACAGCCTGACGTTTAAGACGGCGGCGGTCGGCGGGGCTACTGTAGTGTTGCCACAGAACACGACTTTGACGGTCGTTTGCGATGGCACGAACGTATTCAACGCAGGGTCAGCGGCGGCATCATCGATCACTTCGGTGACGGTAAACCCCGGTAGCGCGGGCGCACCCACCATCACTTTCGTTGGCGATACCTCGACTGGTATCTTCCACCCATCATCGGGCGTGATCGGATTCTCATCGGGCGGCATCAGTTACATGACCATCAGCAGCGCGGGTCTATTTGTGACATCGGGGATTTCGGGAGGCACGTTTTGAGCAAGCAGGTAATTTCGCTCAAGATATTGCCCGGCGTTCAGCGCGATGGAACGCTGTTTGACGCACCCTGCTATGTCGATAGCAAATGGTGTCGCTTCCAACGTGGTCGCCCACGCAAGATAGGCGGCTACAAGGGCATCTTTCAGAACGCCACGCAGATCAGCCGTGGCATGATTATGAACGCTCAGAACGGGCTGAATTATGTCTATTCAGGAACGTACAACCAACTTCAGTATTGGATAACTGACAATGACGATGGCGTGGGTTCAGGCCCGTACACGGTTTCATTCACTTCGGGTTTTACCTACAACAGCAATAACCTTTGGCAATTTGACATCGGCTACAACGGGAATGGATCAGGCGCAAACGTCATCATCGCGCACCCCGGTCAGAACCTCGCCAACATCGACTCAACCGTCAATACCCCCGTTTTATATGGTAGCTTTCCGGCATGGGCAATGTCGCCCGTTGGTCAGTTCACCGCCTCAGTCGCCCTTGTAAATGGGTCGGTAACAGGCACGATTACAGGTGTCAACGGCTTGGTGTACTCAGGTCAATTGGTCACAGGCACGGGTATCACGGCAGGTACTAGGGTCGTTTCTTCGCTTGCCACAACAAACACCGTGGTCACGCTTTCAAGCGCGTACACAGGCACTACAGGCACTCAAACGCTAACATTTGACAATGAGATCAATGTGAGCGGTGGGTGCGTGCTGATTTACCCGTACCTCTTTGTTTATGGCAACGATGGGTTGATTCAAAACTCGTCAGCGGGTGACTTTCAAAATTGGGTAGCGGCTGATGCCAACGCCAACAACGTGGCAACTGGCAAGATCGTAAAAGGTCTGCCTGTGCGCGGAGGCACGACCTCACCTGCGGGTTTGTTTTGGTCGCTTGATTCGCTTGTGCGGGTCAGCTACAGCCCCACCACGGTCGGTGCAACAACACTTTATTGGAAGTATGACCTGATCACCTGTCAGTCATCGATCTTGTCATCGTCAAGCGTCATTGAGTATGACGGCATCTATTATTGGTGCGGCGTTGATCGTTTCCTGCTCTACAACGGCGTGGTCAAGGAACTGCCGAACGACTTCAATCAGAACTACTTCTTCGACAACCTCAACTACGCCCAGCGCCAAAAAGTCTGGGCGACCAAGGTTCCGAGGTTTGGCGAGATCTGGTGGTTCTACCCGAAGGGTGACTCGGAAGAGTGCAACGACGCAATCATCTACAACATCCGCGAGAACTGCTGGTATGACGCCGGCTCGTCTGTCGGAGCAACTCGCACTGCTGGGTACTTCTCTCAGGTATTCCGCTTCCCAGTAGCGGCTGGTGAGGATGTGTCTGTTGAGGAAACCCTGCTCACTCAGAACATCGTCACGAATACCAATACCACCATCACCACGGCGATCAGCAACCGGCTGTATGTCGGCATGGAAGTGGTGGCAAGCGGCATTCCGGTTGGCGCAACCATCACCGCTATCGTGGCCAGTGCAACCCCCGGCGACTACAGCATCACCATCAGCGCGGCCGCTACGGCCTCTGCCACCGTCTCTGCCGCCTTCAAGAGCGTGCCGGGGCTGATCAGCCTGTGGCAGCACGAGATCGGCACGAATGAGGTCAAGGGGCAGAATGTCCGGGCGATCCGGTC